GAAGTTAAGGAATTTAACTATGTGGGCAGAGTCCTTTGATAGAGTCCATGTAGGAGCAATAAATTCATTTAAGGTGCTAATGAGGTGCAAGGAACTAGGTGTAGAATCCACAGACGGGACAGGTTGGTTTCGTGGCCCAAAAATGACAGAGGCACTAGAAAGATATTTTAAAGTGCAGTCAGGAGAAATTAAAATGCCCGTGCAAGAGGAATTGATATTAAGTTGACTACATAAGGTTGCTAATGTAGTTTTATGCTACACTACTATGCTTTCAGCAAGCGACCCAGAATTACTATACGTCAGCAAAGAGCCTGACATTGCTTATCTTTCCGAAGCGTACAAGCGTACACAGAGCGATTTAGGTGAGTGGTTAGACCGCAGACAACGAGATTACGATGTCCGTAATTGCTTATGGGCAGGTAAGAGTGATGATTTTAAGAAGCACTCGAGCCAGCATTCAACAGGTGAGGTATTCCCTTGGGAAGGTGCAAGTGATCAAGAGCAAAGGATGTGCGATGAATTGATTAATTGCCGGGTGGCAATGTCAATGAATGCAATCCGCAGAGGTCACATAATTGCCACACCCACAGAATCAAATGATGTGGAACGTGCAAATGTGGTCAGCATGTTTTTACGCTGGTTAATCAACTCCAAGATGCAGGAGTTCTACCCTGAGATTGAACTTGGATTAAATCATTTATTCGAGAAAGGAATGATGGTGCATTATGCTTGGTACGAGAACCAGGAACTCAAGCAACAACAAACCATCAAACTTGAAGAGGTTGCACAAGTCCTTCCACAGATTGCCGAAGCTATACAGGATGGCAGTATGGACGAGGAATTAAGTGAAGCACTTAAAACTCAGTTTGACATTAGCAAGTCCAAGGCACGGGCAATGTTGAAGGAAATGCGTAAGGATGGAGAAACCACAGTACCTGTCACCCGTCAGGTTGTGAGCAGACCCAAGATCAAAGCACTTGCACCAGATGAGGATGTTTTTTGGCCAAGCTATGCCATTGATCCACAGGAAGCACCATACATGTTTCATGTGGTGAGTATGACTCCCCAGCAATTAAAAGCTAAAATTAGCACAGAAAATTGGTCAGAAGAATTTGTGGATGCTGCCATTGAACTTGCGGGACAAGGTGAGGACACAGATGAGAATATCTACCAATTACGGGAGAATGATGAATTTACCAGAACAGATGATAATAGCCTTGTTAGAATTGTGTACTGTTATCAAAGACTATTGGATGAGGATAATGTTCCCGGTATTTACTGCACGATCTACCATGCCAATATTTCTGATCTTTATGCCAAGCACCAACTTCTTGATTATGCACATGGGCAATACCCATTTGTAGTTACCACTCTTGAAAAAACAGACAAAAAACTGTACTCCTCAAGGTCATACCCGGAGCTTATTGAAAGCTTGCAGCAGGTACTCAAGGTCGAAACGGATGCTGCGATTGATTCGCAAAGTCTTACCACCTTGCCACCGTTAGAGCATCCTCTTGGGCGCGCCCCAAGTCGTTTCGGCCCAGGTGTAAAATTACCTTATCGCACACCGGGAGAAGTAAGATTTGCAGACACTCCCCGTGGATCAGCAGTTAATGTAGAACTTCGCAGATACATACAGGAACAGGCAGACAGATACTTTGGCAGAAACGCACCAGGAGTAAATCCTGTCGAAGCACAAATGAAGCAACAGGAAGTGATAGACAAAGTATTCCATCATTTAAAACTTGTGCTTGATCAAGTGTTTTCACTTTACCAGCAGTATGGCCCAGACCAAGAATACTTTCGTGTCACAGGTATGCAGGACATGCAAAAGTATGACAAAGGCAATGCTGGTGAACGATTTGATTTTTATATGCAGTTTGATGCTGCCACACAAGATCCAGAACAAATGCTTGAGCGTGTAAAAGCAATTGCCGAGCTAGGTGGTATACTTGACAAGAATGGCACGCTGGACACCGAAAGATTATTACAAATTGCAGTTGGACAGATTTTACCGGGTGCTGCGGAAAGTGTCATGCTTCCCAAGGAAACTGCCTCGCAAAAAGCAATGGATGAAGAAAGGCAAACCATTGCAGAAATCTTTGCAGGTGTACCACCCAACGTAAAACCAAACGATGCGCATGAGATGAAACTGCAAGTGTTCCAGCAATGGTTGGCACAACCAGATATCACACAAAAGGTACAGCAAGATCCTGCATTACAGGAGCGTATAAATGGATACTTGCAACAACGTCAATTTGCTATCCAACAAAAACAAAACGCTGAAATTGGCAGATTGGGGGCAACTCCCACACAATTCGGACAAACAGGAGCAGCAGCTTAATAGGAGGATAATATTATGCCAATGGTAGGTAAAAAGAAATTTGGATACGGAAAAAAAGGTATGGCAAAAGCCAAGTCTTACGCAAAAAAGACGGGCAAGAAAATGTCCTACAAGCGCAAAAAGAAGTGAGCATCAATTATCGTGGCGAGCGTTTTAGTGGTTATAATAAACCCAAGCGGACACCCGGTAAGTCCAAGAAGTTTGCTGTCCTTGCTAAAGAAGGAGATAAGGTACGTCTTGTACGCTATGGAGACCCAAACATGCGCATACGAAAGTCAGAACCCGCCAGACGTAAATCCTTCCGAGCAAGACATAAATGCGATGAGAAGAAGTCTAAACTGACTGCTGGATATTGGAGTTGTAAAAAATGGTAGCTAAGAAGAAAGCTAAGTCCCGTGTGAATGAGGCTGGTAATTACACTAAGCCAACTATGCGCAAGAGACTATTTAATAAGATTAAGGCAGGCTCAAAGGGCGGTAAAAGTGGACAGTGGAGTGCGCGCAAAGCACAAATGCTTGCGAAGCAATACAAAGCAGCAGGTGGAGGTTATCGCAACTAATGCCATTAAAGAAGTCACAGAAGTCACTCAAGAAGTGGACAGGACAGAAGTGGAGAACTGCATCTGGCAAGAAGTCATCCGAAACAGGTGAGGTGTACGCTCCGGCAAGTAAGATTAAAAGATTAAAAAGCACAAAGGCAGGCAGAGCAAAACTTGCTGCTGCAAATCGAAAAAAGCGGGCAGCTACCAAAAAAGGCAAGCAATATGCCAAGCATGGTCTGCATAAAAGAAAGCGTTCATAATGTGTCCCATCTGCAACGAGAATTGTGAATCGCACATTTGCGAAATAACAAAACCTACCCAATGAGTCCACGCAAGAAAAAGACCTACCACGAGATTGACCCGGAAGAGGCAATCCAGGCATTATCCACTTTAAAGAATGACCCGCACTTCAAGCAATACATTGCCATGCGTGAAGCAATGAGGGAGGAAGTAATCCGGCAATTGCAGACTCCTGCAATTATCGATAGCACAAACAGACATTACATGATGTGTGGCAAGCTCGAAGCAATAGATGAGGAACTAGACACTTTTTATAAACTATAACTTTTCTTGTTGTTAATATTGGTTCATAGTTATTCCCCCCCGTGTCCTTTGTGGGGTAAGGGCGCGGGGGTTTTTTGTTGCTCTTTGTAGTCGTTTGTATTACATTTTGCTACACTAGGCAATCTATGCCTTGATCTTATGGAAACATTAACTGAAGAGGTTGTCTCAGAATCCTCTGAAAATTCTGCTGAAGATAGTTTAACGTCAGGTGAAGGGAATCTCACAATGGCAGAACTTGCATCAAGTTTGATGCAGAAACGCCAAAGCGAGGAAACCGAAACCACAACCGAAGAGGAATCAGAAGCCGTTGCAGAAGAATCTACGGAAGAAGAAGAACCTTCGGATCAGTCTGCTGAAGAGCCGGATGAATCAGAAGAGGAATCAGATGAGCCGCCCGTACAGTCTTCAGATGTTCTTTCAAAGTTTAACGTAGACCTGGATTCATTATCCGAGGAGGAGACAAAGGAATTAGCCAAGCATCTCAATGCTTCTGCAATCAAGCGGTTTGGGAAACTAACCGCACAGAAACATGCATTGCTTGCCGAGAACCAAGAACTCCAAGCACAAGTTGAGCAAGCACCCGTGCCTGCTGAACAACCTGCATTCCTCAAAGATAATGCCCTGCATAATGTCACAGATGTCAACGCACTCACCAAGGAAGTTGAGAACCTTAATACGCTCATTGAATGGGCAGACGAAGGGATGGAAAACGAAGTGGAGTACGATGATGCTGGCAATGAATATGTGGTCAAGGATGGTGATAAGACTTACACCAAGTCTGACTTGAGACGCATCAAAGCGAATGCCAAAAAGATCCTTCGCAAAGATGCTCCTGCAAGACAGGCATGGATAAAGGAACGTCAACAATCTGACCAACAAGCAGTTCAAACTTTCGAGTTCCTAAGTGATGCAGAAAGTGAGGACTACAAAATGTTCATGCAGGTAAAGCAAAGTCCGCTTTACAAACCATTAGTTGACCACCTACCCAACAGCAACTTTGCACTTGGGCTTATGGTGGAAGGATTGAAGGCAGTAAAAGCAAGACAAGCCAATGCAGGTCAACCCAAGAAATTGAAGAAACCAACTGCCCCTGTCGCAAGTACAGAAGCTGGTGCAAGTAAACCAAGATCCGAGGGAAGTAAACATAAGAAGCTTGTCCAGGCTGCTCATGCTAAATTTGAGAAGTCAGGCAACATAGCAGACTACCAACATTACATAAAACTAAAACGAGCAATCGTTAAATAATTTAAACAAAATTAGGAGGATATAGATATGGCACAAGCTAGTAGCTATAATACAGTCGGAAATAAAGAGGACATAATGTCAACAATCACGATTCTAGAGCCGGAGGCCACGCCTTTGGTATCTATGGCAAAAAAGGGAAAAGCATCTGCAACATTCTTCGAATGGCAGGCGGACTCACTTTTATCGCCAGAATTTTCTGGAGTTAGTGAAGGTGAAGATGTGACAAGCTTCACAAATCAGACAGCAAACCGCGCACGTCTTGGAAATTACGTTCAAAAATTTAGAGATACGTTCCAAATTTCAGACATCCAGGAGCTTGTAGACACAGCTGGAGTTTCAAACGAAATGGCATTGGCCGAGTCTAAAAGTATTCGCCAAATCAAACGTTCAATCGAATCTGCATTTTGTTCCGCACAGGATCGTCAAGCAGACTCTGGAGCAGGCGCACCTTACAAAACTCGTGGTATGCTTAAATGGTTAGGAGTGGGTGGACAACCTTCAGACGTACCTACTGAGTATCAGAATGTTGCAAACGACACTACTGCCACGCAAACCGAAACAACCTTCAATAATGTTCTTCAAGAACTTTACGAAGCTAACGGAATGCCTGGTGGACAGTTGACCTTGCTTGCAGGGCCAAGTCTGAAGAGAGAGATTTCTGACTTCTCAAGAGTGTCTTCTTCAACTCGTAACACATATCAAGTTAACCAGGATGCTGAGTCTAAGAAGATCACGCTTTCTGTGAATTTATATGAGGGTGATTTTGGGGTGGTTTCGGTGGCAAGTAGCCTTTTTATAAATCGCACGTCAGGAAGCGACACAGTTGACGCAGATGCAGGTCTCTTAATTGATCCTGAGTACATTGGTATGCAGTCCTTGAAATCCGAATCAGTAACTGAATTGGAAGACCAAGGAGGCGGGCGCAGAGGTTTCGTTGATGTAATTTGCGGCCTGGTTTGCAATAGCCCTAAGGCGCATGGTTTTTTTAACTGATAACACTTAACATTAAGGAGATTTAAGATATGCCAGAATTATCAAATAATGAAGCAGGACGTGGTTTCACACATGTGTACACCGCTACCTACGAAGACTTACAAACTATTGGCAATGGTGGACAATTAACTATCGCAACTATACCAGCAGGTGGTGCAGTTGAACTTGCTGGTGTGTACGAAAGTGTCGCATTTGCAGGTACAACCTCCCTCGTCATTGAC